AACAAAGGAGACGAAATGAATACAAAAACAAAATATGTCAAAGAATACAATGATTATTCTTCAGGAAAAGATAGAAGAATTACAAAGTTAGTAAATGACATTAAAAAATTACAAGAACAAAGAACTGAGAATCAAATTCTTAAGGTTTCTTGGAAAGAATCCGACAACGAAGAAAAAGATACTTGGTACAACTGTTTTGCTTACGATTATAATTTCACAGTAAATTATAGTTGTACAAGAAACGGTCAAGGTTGGTCTCAATTTTTAGAGTTAATTGACCGTTGGGGAGACGGACACCATTTTGATAATGAAATGGCAAACTATTTTTATAAAGATATAAAAGTAGAGTTACTTGAAGTTCCAAACCACGAAGAATATGTAGAAGAATGTAAATTCTGTTTTAATCATTCAGGTTGGTATGGAGTGATTCAAAGTCCTTGTATCGAACTTTAAAAAAATAACAAATTAAAAGAACCCGCCTACATTGGCGGGTTTTTTGTTATAGTTAAAGCTATGGCTAGTCTTACAAGTATTCGTTCAGGTTTAGGAACTAGACTTGAAACGATAAGTTCTTTATTAGTATATGATTATGTGCCTGATTCGATTGAACCACCTTGTGCAATCGTAGGCACTTTATCTTCATTGGAATACGATAATACTTTTAGTCGTGGTTCAGATACTTACACAATTCCAATTCAACTTTATGTTTCAAGAGTTGACGCTGAAGATTCACAAGATACTTTGGACGGATATCTTGCTGGCTCAGGTTCAAGCTCAATAAAATTTGCGATTGAGGGCGATACAACACTTGGTGGAGCAGTATCTTCTGCTAGAGTTGTTGAAGCAAGCAATTATGGTGTTTATACTATAAACAGTATTGAATACTTAGGCGTAGAATTTGAAATTGAGGTAATAACTTGAGTTATATATTAAAAGTTGGATTAATGTTCGGCGACAAACAGTATGAAGAGGGAGACATTATTGAAGATGTTCCTACGAAGTCTGTTAAGTGGCTAAAAAAACAAGGTCTAATTGAAGAAGTAAAAGGACTAGAACAAGCAGAAGCTCTTCAAAAGAAAAGAGCTAGAAATAGCAAAGGGCATTTTATAGCTGATGACCCTACAACAGAAAAAAACGAAGCTTACGAGGAGCAAGAATGAAAAAAGAAAATATGAATTTTAAAACATTAGATTTAGCAATTTCTGATGAGATAGAGGGAAAAGTAGAAGCAGTTTTCTCTGTATTCAATACTGTTGACTCAGATGAAGATGTTGTACTTCCTAACTCAATTAAATCAGCTTGGGGAGACAAAGGAGTTCCTATGGTTTGGTCTCACGACTGGAAAGATGTTATTGGTCGTGGAGACATTGTACAAGATGATGAAAAAGCTGTATTCAAAGGTCAATTCATTATGGATACCGAAAGAGGTAGAGACGCTTTCCATACAGTTAAAGCTATGGGCGATTTACAACAATGGAGCTTTGGTTATCAAGTAACTGATTCAGAAAACGGAGATTTTAAAAAAGACGGACAGACTCAAGAAGTTAGATACATCAAGTCCGCAACAGTTTTCGAAGTTAGTCCCGTTTTAGTGGGAGCTAATCAAGAAACGCATACTTTGGCAGTTAAGGAAGATAATTCCAATGCCGAAGTAGATAGTGAACCTAAATCTAATTTAAGGTTTACTGATGAAGCTGATAATGTGCTAATCACAATTAACAGTTTTATTGACAGGGCTAAAGAACTTACTTCTTTAAGGCTTGAAAAAAAGAAAAAGTTATCAAAGGGTGCTACTGAATCTTTGGTTAATTTACAAGACAGAATCCAAGAAGTTTATAACGAATTGGATATGATTATCGGATTTGGTTCTGATGAATCAGATGTCGAAGTTGAAATTGACGAACTAGACGCAGAAGTAGAAGAAACTCAAGAAGCAGATACTTTGATAGCTGACACAACAAGGGTTCTAGGGGAAACTTTAGACCCTGATATTATTTAAGGAGAACAAATTGGCTAAATTAGAACAGCTTAAAAAGGAACTCCACGCACTTAGAGAGAACACTCTTGAAGAATTTCAAGGAGTCGATACAGTAGATTTCGATTCTGAGAAAAAAGAAGAGTGGGCTAAGCGTAATGAAAAAATGTCAGAACTTGTTAATGATATAAAAGAAGCTCAGAAAATAGAAAAAGAGAAAAAAGAGCTAGAAGCTGAATTAGAGAAAAGCAACAATGTAGAGCCAATGGCTATACACGCTGAACCTAAAGAAGAAGTAAAGACTCTTGGACAACGATTTCTTGAATCAAATTCTTTTAAATCATTTAAAGATAATGGACAAAAAAACATTACCTCTGAGTTAAAGTGGAATCCACAAGTAGAATTGAAAACTACTGTAACTGAATCTAACTTTCCACCAGCAGTCGTTAGGTCTGCAAGAATTGAGGAGTCTGCACAGTTAGACCCTTATGTTATTCCAGCATTAATAGATACAATTACTACTGACCAATATCAGTACAAGTATCTTGAGGAAACAACATACACAAACAACTCTGCACCTACCGCTGAGGGTTCTGCTCTTGGAGAAAATGCTTTGGCATTTACCGAAAGAACAGAAGAAATTAGAAAAATCGGTGCTTTTATTCCAATGACAGAGGAACTTCTTGCAGATGTTTCCGCTTCACAGGGATATATTGACAGTAGATTACGATTTATGGTTAGACAAACAATATCCGACCAAATAATCGGTGGTTCAGGCTCAGGCGTGAACTTAACAGGTATCTTAAATAAAACAGGTATCAATTCATTTAACTATTCCTCATTTAGTGGAAGCTTAAAGAGAATTGGACAATTATTTGAAGCGATTACAGAAATTCAAAAAGACGCATTTATGAATCCTGACGCTATCATTATGCACCCGTCTGACTGGTATCAAGTAGTTACTGAAGTAAATGCTGTAACAACAAGTGGAGCTTTGAATCCATTATTTGTTGGAGCAGGAAACTTTAATGACGCTGTAAGACCAAGCATATGGGGTGTTCCAGTTGTAGTTTCAACAGAAACAACAGCAGGAGACTGCATAGTTGGTACTTTCGGTGGTGGACAAGCAATTCATATTGTCGCAAGACAAGGTATGGAAGTTGCTATGTCTGATTCACACGACGAGAACTTTGTAAAAGATATTGTTGTTATGAAAGCAACTGTAAGAATGGGCTTGCCTATTTATAGAGCAACTGCTTTCGCAAAAATATCAAACTTCTAAGGATAACTTAGAAATTATTATGACTTTAATAACTCGCTCAAGCTTTAACGGCACGGGCGAGTTAAAGTCAGGAGAGAAAATTATGATTTTAAAAAAATATGTATGGATAGATGAAGCAGGTAAAGTAGCTGAAACTACCGAAAATCAACTTCCAAAAACTTGGAGAAAAGGTAAATTGCTTGGCGTTAAAGGTCAAGAAGTTGCTGACGCTGAAGTTAAGGAATGGGGATTAGGTAAAGCAACAAAAGCTAAAGCACCCGTTGAAGATAAATCTAAGTAGGACAAATTATGGCTATTACTAATGGCTATACTACTTTGTCAGGCATAAAAGCTTATATGGGAATATCAGGCTCGGCTCAAGATGATAACTTGGAAAGAGCTGTTGAGACAGCTTCAAGACAAATAGATAAAATAGCTGGAAGAAAATTTTGGATTGACGGCTCAGTTGTTGTTAGAACCTTTACTCCAGTAACAACTTATTACCTTGATGTGCCTGATATTGCTACGCTAACTGGTTTAATAGTTAAACTAGATACAAATGATGACGGAAGTTACGATACAACCTTAACAATAAACACAGATTTTTATGTAACACCCGCCAATGCAGAAGATGAATCACTTCCTTATGACTGCATTAAGATTTTAGATACAAGAAGTTCTGAAAGATTCGATACAACAATAGTTAATAATGTTCAAGTAACAGCTAAATATGGATTCGCTTCAGTTCCAAAAGATATCGAAACAGCTTGCTTGATACAAGCTTTAAGACTATTCAAAAGAAAAGATACTCCATTTAATACTTATGGAAGCGATTCAACTGGTGTATCAGAACTATTTTCAAAGGTTGACCCTGACGCCTTACAATTGATTAAAGGGTACAAAAAAACGACTTTAACAGGTCAAATTATATAATTTTTTTAAATTATTTTCTAAAAGCCTATAAACATTGACTTATATATTGTGATATTTACAATTAATACATGAATATAATCAAAGATTTTGTATTATGTAAGTATGAAAGAAACAAACAAAGGAAATAATTACAAAAAAT